AAAGGCCCCCAGAGAGTCACCCAAGCTTTCGCCTAGATAACTTTCTGGGGGCCTTTCGGTCAGACGGGCCGCTTCCCGCCTTCGACTAGAATCCCAACTTCAGCTTACACTACCTTGCGTCCCCTTGTCAAGTTTCGCCCCTCCCCAAAACTCCCGAGTCCACTACTTTGGTTTCCCCGAGGGTCCCTTGGGACAAGTTCAGGACCACTTGGCCGGTTAGGTGTTCCCGCCGGAGGGCCTCCAAAAGCTCCAGCAACCCCCGAGGAGAAAGCGCCGGGAAGCTCCTTAAGCGCTCCACCCGGTGCTCGACCTTTGGCGGGAGGCTCACTCCTGGGCCTTTCCTTGCCGAAAGCTTTTCAAAAAGCACCAAAAATGGCAATGCGCCGCCCGATGGAGCTTCTCGTGGACCTTCTGGCAGAAGTAGCAAATGAAATAGGTTCTCACAAACCAATTCCTAAACAATCTTCTAAGGCAGGCTCCGGAGACAAAAATCCCCAATCTCCTTGGGACCATTCTCTAAGCTGCCATAGGGCATTAACCACCTGTGTCTCCAAAAGACGACCAAACTCCCCCCAGGTCCTCAAAAACAAACCATCCGAGGGCAAGGTGAAAGTATAGTAATGAGTTCGTGTCCTGGTTACGAAATGTAGTAAGGTATCAGATGCGCTTACCTCCACCTCCCCACGGACATTTTCTAGCTCAGGAAATTCCTCCTTCCAAGCATCCAATAAAAGCGCTGCAAAAACAGTCCTTACCTCTCCCAAGGACCAGGCTATTGGATGAGCTCTAGTCACTACTTAGACTCCTTCACTACGCTCCGGGGGCCTGCCTGGCCGGAGCTAGGCCGTCCGCCCTTGCCGTGGGCGCTCCCGCCCTTGCCGGCGGTGAGCATCGAAAGCACGTCCATTTCGGTGCCTTCTTCCTTGGCGATTTTTTGGAGTCTCACTGCCTGATGAACTAGCTCTTCTTGTTCCTCCCAGTATTCCTTTTTCATCTGGTCAATGTCGCCGAGGCTTTGGGACTCGAAGATCGCCTTGCTTGGAATCGGCAAGCCGGCCTTTCGGTCCTGCAAGAGCAAAAGCCGGTAGCTCATTTGGGTGATCTCGTGGATCGAGTTGGGCAGCATGAAGAACTTCACATAGTCTGCCAACCACCTGGCGCGTTGCATTTTGGTGTAGCCTGAGGGCTTCTGGGGGTCCTCCCCTGGAAGGTGACTCGGCACTAGGCTCTCAGGATCGTAGTCGAAGGTTTCCGAAGAAATCCCGTCCTCCCCAACGTATTGCATCATCCGCTTGGTCGAGAGCCACTGAGGGATCAAATATTTGGTTTGGTGGCCAATCCGGAAGCAGCTTCGTTCCATGCTCCGCGAAATGTCGCGCACAATTGGGCCGTTGGCTTGAAGGAGGGCCTCGTTTTCGTCGGCCCCCTTCCCTAACGCTCGGGCCTTCGCCAAAGCAATTACATCTCTTATCCCGAGTTGGTATTGCCGCGCTTCGGCGAGGATCTTTTTAAACTCCAACACCTCGGGCCGGATCTCGTAAACCTCCATCGGCACCACCGGCATGAAGGGCTTTTCCACCATCGACCCATCCACGCCATAGCGCCCCCGGGGCATCATCGGGTCCACCACCTTGGCTTCCTTGGAGGTCGTGGCGTTGATGTCGTAGGCCAGCGGCATATCCATCGTGGCCTTGATCTTGTCCATGCACCCACGCTCAATATCGTGCTCGCTCATTTGCAGCGAGTAACCCTCGTGGACCAAGGAGAAGCCAATTGCCTCCCAGGCCCAGTCGTCCACGCAAAAGGGCACCAAAGGAAGCTCCCCATGCCAGTCGAAGGCCGGGCCATCGTAACAAACGCAATTCTGGGACGAGATCAGCAGCCTCCGATAAGGGTAAAGCCGGGAATCGTTCGCGTCGGCCTTCCGAAAAAGCTGCTTCCCGCTGGAGTCCGTGCCCGCCGGGATATCCGACCCATACGCCGGCACCTCGTAGTACCAAGGGCTCCCAATCTGGCCCATCGGGATCATTTGGTCGGTCGTGTTGACCGCGAGGTCAATCACCCAGGTGTAGCGGATCGGAATGAAAAGATCCGAAAGCGCGGAGTCGCCTTCCCGCCGGAAAGCATTCCACATCCGCTTCCAAAGGTTCCCGGTGGCACTTTTGCGGATCTCCGCCGAATACCAGTAGTGCGAAGAAGTCGGGAGGAGCTTGTCCTGGAAGTCCGGGAACATGGAGTGCGCCATGTAGATTGGCATTTCGTCCAAAAGGGTAACCGTGTAAGCTTCCTGCCAGTCGTTGGAGCTAGGAAGCTGCACCGGCAGCACACACGGGCTTCCGTAGGTGAGGAGCTGGAGGCTACCCTTGCCGGTTCCAGCCATTCCCCGCCGGTACATCGGGCGGACCCAGCCGGTGCAGGTGGCTGCCGCGTACTGCAAGGCCTCCTTGATGCTACGATCCCAGAAGTTTTCAAGGTAAATCGCCCGCGAAACCTTGTTGTAAGAGGCCGCAATCCCCCGGAAGGCCTTGTTTTCGGAGTGGTAGCCCATCCAAGGCCGGATGTTGGCCAGGGCTCCCACCACCTCCCGCACGTCACGCTTCAGACCGTTCGTAGCGAGCTTGCTCCGGTACTCCACCAAGTCGGGGAAGTCCCTTTTCCCGCTCAGGATATCCATGGCTTCACGGAAGTCGCCGTAGCCCCGCTGGCTTCGGAGCCAGTTTTGGCCTTCCTCTGTGCTTTCGTTAATCCATCCGAGCTTCCGGGCCTCGTCGGAGGCGGCGGGAGGCGCTTGCCATTCCCTAAACTGTTGGTCGGCCATTTGGGCGGGCTCCTAACCTTTTATTCTATCCTGGGGCAGGGTGTGTTCGTCCATCTCTCGCGCCCAGAGGTACGAGGTGGTTTCGAGGAAGCGCTGGCGATGCTTGGCCCGCTTTTCTTCCCGGAGCTGGAGGTAAAGCTCGATGAACTCCCGCTCGTAAGGGGAAGTGCTGCTCGAAACCATCCGGGCTCGCAAGGAGTCGGCCACCCCCCGCGCCCGAGCACGGTAAAGGACCTCGTCCTTTTCGGCGGCGGCCTCAAGCTTGGCCCGCTCTTGGGCTTGCAGGCGGTCTTGGAGCGCATCCACTTCCTGGAGGGTTCCGGCCTCCCGCAGCTCGAAGCCGGTGTTTTTGTAGCTCCGGCCCCAACGGTCCTCCCACTCGTAGAAGTAGCGGGCGTCTGCCGTGGAGGGCGCAAGCACAATAACCCCGGCGGAGTTTTCGAAGTACACCACGGGGTCGAGAGTTCCGAGCTTTCTCATGCGAGTTTCTCCAATTCTTTTTGCCATTTCAGGGAGGTTGGGAGTTCCTGGCCTCCCCACTCCCCTACGTCCACCGGCGGAAGGTTGCCTCCGGCGTCGGGGCCTTGGCACTTTTTCTTGGTACGCTCCGAAAGGCTCCGGAGGTCGTTTGGGCACAACCACGCAATCGCATTGGCAAAAATCCCATCGTCGGTGGAGTCCTCGGAGTGGACCTCCTTGGCTTTCCCCGAGGTGGAGTGGGTTTCGAAGTGCTTCATCTCCCAAAGCGTCCAAGGGGAGTTCACCACGTACCAGCCGTTTTTAATCGCCAGGATGAAATTCCCAATCAAAATTGGCCGGCTCCATGAGAAGGTAAACCATCCTATTTTGTGGCCGCTTTTCGCGCTTTTGCGAATCGTCTTCGGGGAGGAGTCGTAGCGCTTCATCTTATGGAAGCGGGAGTACCCCATTTTCCACATGTCTTTGTAAACTGTATCCCCGACGGCTGCCACTTGTTCGATGCTCACGTAGGGTTCGCGGAACCGGGTTGTGGTTGGCAGGTACTTTGAGTAGTAGGCCGCGATGGCCATGACGTAAGGGTAAGCTTCCACATGGGAGACGAGATTCGACCTAAACTCCGCAGCCTGAATGTCGGGTTCGCTGCCAGTGAGCGCCCGCCTTGACACCGCAATCACCGTAGCTTCGTCGCCTACCCCGGTCGAAGTATCCACCCCAATGGAATAATCGTACCCTAGCTCAGGCTCCTTGAAAATCATTAGCAACCCCGCGGGGATCTCCACTTCCCGGATATCGAGGATGCTTTCGGGTTCCTTCCACAGCAAGGGCACCAGCTCCCAGCGATAGATGTCCCCCCGAGGCGAGGCATACTTCAAGGGGATTCGGTCGCCGGAGTAGTCCACCTCCCCCGAAAAGGGTTCTGCGGAGGTTTCGATGCTCTGCCCCACGATCCCATAAACCTTGTAGTTCCGCTCCCGGGAAGAGTAAACCTCGGCAATTGTTTCCCGCCCAAACACGCTCTCGAAGCTACCTTGGAAGCTTTCCTCGTCATCGGTCGGGTACTCCTGGAGGAATTTCTTAACCCTTCCGCCGTCCCGGGCTTCCAAGAACTGTTCTTGCCACCAGCGCTGTTGGTCCCGGGGAAGCTCCCACCCAAGCCCCAAAACCTTCGCCAGTACCGGGTTGGAGGCCACGTAAAGCTCGGCCCGGGCCTTCATTTCGGAGGTTTCCTCAATGGGCCGCCAAGAAGGGGAGTCCGGGGACTTCCGAAGCCAGGTTTTGTTGGGGTAAAGGTCGCTCCCCAAAAACCACGGCAAAAAAAGCGCCAGCATCCGGCAGTTGGGCCACTCCCGCTTGTAGTAGTGGTACTTCTCGGCCCACCAGCCGGTGTCGCCGCAGGCCGTGCTCTCCAGCACCCCAAAAACCTTCGGGCTCGGGTGGACGGCCTTGAAAAGCCCCACTTCAATCAGGCTCTCGGGGTCGTTGTAGTAGGCGACCTCCGAAAGGTGGTAAACCGTCGGGGTAGTGCCCTGAGAAATCCCGCCCGTTTGGGTGCCATGCTGAAGCTTAATCTGGGAGCGTTGCCCCCCAAACACCAGCATCCCCCGATCCGACTCGACCCGGCGGGTGTGTTGGGGGGGCATCCACCAGGGGAGCAGGTCATAGGCCAGGAAGATCATATTGGACAT